TATTGACCGGGCCTGGTCGTGTTGTGCGGCGAAATAAGCCTTCCGGCAAACCTCGTTGCACTTGGCATTGACTGCCAAATGCAGGTTAAGAGGCTCCGGGAAGCGTTTTCTTGCGCCTATACGCCTGTTTACGGCGTCCTGAGCGGGCGGCACGGTAGATTGGATGGGGGGAATCATGCGGTAGGTGTGGCCCGCACTAGGGCGGCACGGGCTTCCATGGCCTGTATTATGTAGGTATCTCGGCTTGCATCGCCGCCCACTTTGTTGACATTTTCCAATGCCGTCAGGCATCCCCTCAACGCCTCCAGCAACTCCGCCTTGATTGCCCGTTCTCGTTTCAGGGTTTCACGCATTAGCGCAAACGCCTCACAGGCTATTGCAAATCCTTTTCGAGAGAGTTCATCAATTTTAACAACTTGCGCTTCTGTCATTTTCATGCCAATTAACCTCTTTCTTTCCCAGCCTTGCGGCTGCTTCGGTTTCTCTGCTCCCCTCCGGGCACCAGTTAAGCCAGTGCCCCAAGAGGAAGAGGGAAGCTATATCCTCACGCGAACTGATTGCATAGTACAGAGCGTCTTGCGGGCCTCATCGCACACCGTCCGAATCATGTCTCTGAAATAGCTTCCGCATTGCCCCTTCTTGCCATCCCTCGCCATCATGCGGTTGTACTTCCCGCATTCAATGTGGTCAGCAAACTCTTCAATGCTTTTGTAAATGCACCCGCCAAGATAATCGCTGGCGACTTCCGAGCCTTTGCAGTACGCAACCGCATGAGCACAGAAACAAATCAAATCGCCATTCTCTAACCCCTTGCGAACGCTGCCATCCTCATCGAACGAGGGGTCCACGTCATAATCTTCAAGAGCATCGACGCGAACGGTAAAGTTGCGCGTCTTGAACTCTCTAATGATTTGCGGACGTGGGTTGATTTCGGCCATCACTTGCTTTGCGATTTCTTCGAGTCGAACTGTGTTTGTTTTCATGCCCAGTCTATAAGCCTAATCCGTGCCAACCCCTACCATGCGTTTTCATTGGCTTTTTCGCTGTATAATTCTAGACACCGTAAACCCCGCCGACACCCTTCACCCCCATTTCTACCCCTTCCCCTTGTCCCACAACCACTTATGCCACTGTAGGCTTTCCGACACCGTTTCTGCTTTTTCTTACACTTTCACTGTCTAGTTTTGTCCACGTTGTCGCTTGTTGCTCATACTGGTCAGTTCTATACAGTAGCAGAAGCAGTAATATATTCCCATCTGCTTTGATGCCAAGGTCTTAAACTACACAACTATGCATTCATGCTGACTAATTCGGTGTCAGTCAAAAAGGAATAAGGTGCACAACTTACACAATCCCAACACGTTACCCTACACAACCACAACCTGTAGAAGTAGTCCTCTATACTACGTCGCACAATGGCGATTAGGTCTACAAATGCTCTAGGTATTTACTGGCTTGCAGGTCGATTGTATAATTATGCCTCTTGTGGTACAACCTGTAGTGTAGTCCGGTGCTGGTCTGACAGGTCTACCACGTCCGAACGGCTTGGGGGACAATGGTGGCGGTGTACTTGTACTAGTACGCATTGCCCTCTGCCTCTGGAACTATAAAAAGCTGTAAAAAGGCGAGTAAAGGGAGGGGTTTAGGGATAGGGTGTATTGCACTCAGGATTGGATTTAAGGCAGGATCAAGGGCCAGATCAAGAGACGATACGCCCCTATGGGGAATAGCGTCTCTTTTGAGACTGTCAGAGCATTACGCCACCAGACGAACCACGTCCCGGCGTTACAGGCTAACGTGCTGAAGCTCTGCGCATGGAATTAAGCGGGGCTGTCGTATCATACCTTCCCCGCGCTGGTTACGGAAATCGCGCAGAAGTGATCTTGTCGTTGGCTCATCTGGGCGACCGTTGACGGCCATGATTGGAAAATAGCTCATGGTGGGCTTTGGGAAATTGGTCTGTTGCCACGGGCGAGGATGGTAGAGCGTACGAGTGCATAAGAATTTTTATCGAATTGCTCTATAGCGGCCTTTTCCCAAATGGTTAGAATCTCCGCGCAGGCCTCGCGTTCCTCTTGGAGCATTATTTGAACCTCACGGGGAATCAACTCAGTTGTATGGCCATAGTGAGGTCGAAGCCTATCCTCAATCTGCTCTCTGGACAGGGGGGCGGTCATGGAAAACTCACAATCTGTTTTACCCCGGCCCGGCGCAGGGCGGCCTTGGTATGGGCTGGGAGGTCATAGGTGGGGTCGCTAAGTTTGGAAAAAGCCCCGTCCTCTTGTGGAGAACGGGGGGCTATGCAATGCACCACGTTCGCATGGGCGCGGCCCTCTGACAAGGGCATCCGGCTCGTGGGGCCAGATTCTATAAGTTCACGTTGCATAGCCTGACGAACCACTATATGCACACTTGCTTTTTTTGTCAAGTGGGTGTAAGAAGATTTTTGTGCAGTGTGAGATATGCGGTGGTTCGTATGGCGGGCCGGTGGATTTCGAGGCTGGCCAGTACCCGTGTTCGTGTCTTTCCCAGCCGATAGACAACATGGTGCACGGACTTCGGAAGGTGCTGGCCCGGCTGGAGGCGATCGAGGAGGTGCTATGCAACCCAGATGAACAGGGGTTGAAGGAGAGCTTGCCGACCGCGGGGAAATGAGGTAAAGAGGCAATATGAGCAGGAAACGAGGGGGTGTAGCCATCGAGAAACGCGACCCGGAGCTTGCCGCTAAAGCCCTTGTAATGCTTGCCGACACTGGTTCGCAGAAGAAAACGGGCGATTTACTGGGATTACATCATTCTACCGTAGGCGCTATTGCAGAGCGCAACCCCGATGAGTTTAGCATAGTAAAAAAAGAACGGGCATCGCAACATTTCAAGATTGCCACCCGCTGTCTCGATCAGTTGGAAACCGCCGACCTTACTGGCATTCATCCCGTCCAGCTTTCTGTCATGTCTGGTATCCATACGGACAAAGCCATTGCCCTTACCGCCAAAGACCCGCCTACGATTTTCGATTACGAAGGCTTGAACAAGGTCATTCGGATGCACGATGTTCTGATGGCCGAACTCAGCCGTCGCAGTGAACTAATCAACGTAACCCCAACCAAGGAGATTGCCAGTGCCGAAATTCCTAGAGGAGAAGCTACGCAAGGAGTACGGGAACAACCCCCACGCGATATACGGGACAATGAACAAAATCGGGGCGATGCGCGGCTCGAAGATCACACCCAAGGGCCGCCGGATGGAAGCCAAACATCGTAGTGATATGTCGCCGTTCGCGCACAAGCTCGCCCGGCATGTCAAACGCGGCACGTTTCGTGGCAGCCGGTGACAGACCCTACCGACATCGACCTGTCGAGTAAATCCACCGCCGAGCTTCAGGAGATGTTGCGGGCCGTACAGCCGCAATATGAAACGGCGGCACGCAAAAGTCCTGTCTCCTTTTTCCGGCCCAATGCGGTACAGAAACGCATCAACCTGATGTTGGAAGAGGGGATAAAAACCGGGTGCCGGTCATTCGGGATACTGCCTGGCAACGGAATCGGGAAATCGACCGACATGGCCCATCTGATATGGAACATCGCTAACCACGGGTGTTCGCCATACTGGAAGTCCTTGGATTTCGTCCGGCACTGGCCGTTCCGACCTGAGTTGAGGATCACCTGTAACGCGCTGGAAATCAAAGAGGAAACCGGGGCGCTGTGGAAAGCCATTTACAATTCGTGGCCGCATGGTCAGTTCTCCAGTGAGAAACAGGGGTTCGATTACGAAGCCTTGTTCCGGCTACCGAACGGATTTACCCTGTCCATCCGAACCTTCAACCAGCCGTGGGCGGCTCACGAGTCCGATACGCTCGGTGCGTTGTTTATGTCAGAAGCAACGGAAGAACCGACAATATGGCGGCAGTACGGCCCACGATTGCGCGGGTCCGGCTTCCGGTCACTGTGGTCAACCATCTGGCGGTCGGGTCAGTTATGGGTACAGGAGGAGATCGTTGACAACCCGCTGGCCCG